CTCAGTCGGTGCATCCTGGGAATGGTCATCAGCCCTGTGTCGTTAGTAGACTACTATGGAGTATTTGATAAGGACGAAGACCGCTGCTTGATGATTGATATGACGGAGGCACACGACGTTGGCGCCGCAAAATATGACTTCCTTGTCTTAAAGACCGTTCAGGTTATCAAAACAACTTGCGATTATCTCGGTAGAAATTATCCATTAACACACGAAATTGACTGGAATGACAAGGCGGTGTGGGACGATATGATTAAGTCGCCCGGTGCAATCTTCCAGTTCGAGGGTGAGTACGCTTTTACCTTACTTAAGAAGTTTAAACCCCGGTCAATATTTGATATGTCGCTGGTAACTGCGGCAATCAGACCATCGGGCGCTTCTTACAGAGATGCACTAATGAATAAGGAACTAAACCACAATCCATCTGAACTTATAGACAAGCTGCTTGAGAACAATCTGGGCTACCTTATCTATCAAGAAGACGTTATTGCTTTTCTTCAGCAAGTCTGCGGACTTACAGGAAGTGAAGCAGATAACGTTAGACGAGCGATTGGTCGTAAAGACAAAGACAGACTTGATAAAGCAATGCCACAGATACTCGAGGGCTACTGCCAAAAGTCTGATAAGCCAAGAGAAGAAGCAGAGAAAGAAGCACTTATCTTCCTAAAGATTATTGAGGACGCAAGCTCGTATATGTTCGGTTACAACCACTCAATTGCATATTGTCTTCTCGGATATCTGTGCGCTTACTATCGTTACTACCATCCGGGCGAGTTTATCACCGCATTCCTCAATAACGCGGCGAACAATGATGACATCAAGAGTGGTACGAATTTGATTAGGGAGTATGGATACGAACTGTCACCGCCTCGTTTTGGATTATGTGTGTAATAGTTAAGCTACTAGCTAACGTTCTGGTTATACCAGTTACACATAATGCATAGTTCACGTTCCCCACAAGGGGTTCGATAAATAATCTATTGAATTGCTGGAAACCCGTAAAGCCATACATACCACAACGTAGTGATGAAACAAGCACAAGCGTGACGGTGACGAAAGTAGAAAGAAATGTATGGATGGTGCAAGGTTAAATCCTAAACACTACAAATCGGCAATCAGCAGCCAAGCCTCGAACAGAGGAAGGTTCAACGACTATCCCGCAAGGGAGTACACATCAAGCGATGTGGAAGTGGTAGACCCCCATGAAAATGGGGTGAAGATATAGTCTGCGCTCTGTGGAAACACAGAGGTCGGAAACGACAGCACGGCGTAGCGAGCCGTAACTAAACTGGAGGCTTCGGTCTTGTGGTGTCGTTGCACCACTAAACTGTGGAGCGTTATACAAACGTTAGTAGCCTTGGCAAAAGCGGACGCAGAGAAGCAGTAAGTTTAGTTTCCGCTAAACACAACGGGCAGTACAGGGCAGAGAACAATATTGAAAGCGAATGGCTGTTCCCTAACCCAGTAAATTATTCAGAACAAATGAATGTAGCAACGCTTAATAGCTGGACGCGCTCGTTTAGTAAAATACTGAACGAGGACTTCTATTGGCATTGCCTACGACACGCACACGTTACATCGCTGGTACGCGCAGGAATTCCTGATGATGTTATTCAGGAACTTATCGGATGGAGTTCTGCTGATATGTGCAGGGTCTATACCGACCTTGAAGCAGAGGAGCGCTTTGGTTCGTTCTTTAAGAATGGAGATATAGTGGCTCCCGCGGCTGGTGGATTTGACAAGATTTGAACACAAGGAATGAATGAGAGGAATTAACAAATGCTTTTAAGAAAAGACATAATTGATAAACTTTCCCAAGAGGGATATACAAAGAAAGACTCTGCGGTAATACTTGATGATATCGTCAAGATTATTTCTCAGGCTCTTGTAGATGGTGAGGGGGTTCGGCTTCATGGCTTTGGTACATTTGAGGTCATAGAGCACAAGAGCAAAGAGACGATCGACCCTCAGAGCAAACAGAGAATTACCGTGCCCGCATACAAGCATCCTAAGTTTACAGCAGGTAAACACCTGAAGAGAGCCGTAAAAGAAGGCTTCATACGGAACTAAGGTGATGTAATTGGCGAGGACAAGTAAAATTAAATCATCTTCAAAAACTCCCAGTAGCAGGGCAAAGCCTGCTGCTCCAGTCGAAGAACGCGATCAGTATTACTGTTGCCGCTGCACGAGGCACTTTAAAAGACAGAAGGGAAATTTCCCGGGCTCTCAAAGCAGTCTGTATAGAGGCAACGGAGGATATCTCCCCATATGCAACGAGTGTGCTGAAGAACTATTTCAACATTATAAAGAGATATTAGGCGATGAGCGCGAGGCGCTTCATCGCTTTTGTCTTAAGTTCGACATATACTGGCTGCCAAAAATATATGATGATGTCTACAAGGGAAACACCAGCAACTCAAGGATTAAGGGATATATCCGTCTATGCAACCTCGGTCAGTATACAGGAAAAACATATGACGATACCCTTGATGAAGAGGCGATGCGTAGGCGAGGACTTAGCCTGATAAACACAGAAGACGCTGATGAGGACGCAGACGAGGAAATTCCCGAAGGTTTAGATGAGGTAATAAAGCCGTTAAGCAACAAGATTGATAACGAGACCGTATCCTTCTGGGGGCCGGGGCTTATGGCCGAACAGTACCTCCAGTTAGAGGATAGGCGTAAATACTGGATGACCAAATATCCTAAGGGGTACGAGCTCGATCCGGGAGAGGAAGCTATCCTCAGGCAGATATGCAACCTCGAGGTAAGTATTAACAGAGATAGCGTTTCTAATAAGTCACTTGATAAAAGCGTTAACGCGCTTAATACTCTTCTGGGAAGTATGAACCTGAAGCCCTCGCAGAAGAAGGAATCGGAAGATACATTTATTCCTTTTGGTGTAGAGATTGCTCGTTTTGAAAACGAACATCCGATTATCGAGGATGACCCAGAGCTGACAGACGTTGACGGTATCCGCAAGAACTTACTTGCGTGGTTCCTCGGGCCTCTCTGTAAGACGGCGGGCATTAAGAATATGTACAGTGGTATATACGACGACGAGATAGCCAAGTACACTGTTGAGCGTCCCAACTTCGACGACCAAGAGTTTGAGGATTACTCCGATGAGGATACGGAGAGTGATGCCGATGGCTAATAAAAAGTATAGTCATCAGCAAGCGGTTGCCAGAGCCGCTGCGTATTATCGCTCCAACCCACATAGGTTTGTAAAAGATTTTTTACATATAGACCTGCGGTGGTTCCAGAAGATAGTTATCTTTGCAATGACACTTAACCCAGCATTTTGCATGATTGCTTCGAGAGGTATAGGCAAATCATTCTTAATCGCTATATATTGCTGCGTCAGAGCAGTACTATACCCGGGATCAAAGATTGTCATAGCTTCTGGCACAAGAGGACAGGCAGCCAACGTCCTTGAAAAAATCAAAACTGAAATACTCCCTAAGTCGCCGGAACTCCGCAAGGAACTTATAGGCGGCGACATAAATATTTCTACAAACGTAGCTATTGCTATGTTCCGCAACACTTCTTTCATTAAGGTAGTTACGTCAGGAGAATCGGCAAGAGGTAATCGTGCCAACGTTCTTATCCTAGACGAATTTCGTTTAATAGATAAGGACACTATTGATACAATCCTGACAAAGTTTTTAAATACTTCAAGGCAACCCGGATATCTCCGTAAGCCAGAGTATAAGCACCTTAAGGATAGAGAAAGAAATAGACAGGTGTATCTATCGAGCGCTTTCTTTCAGGATCACTGGTCTTATCGCAAAGTTCAATCGTTCGTAAAAAATATGGAACACCCAGATAGACAGTGGTTTATATGTTCGTTCCCCTATCAACTGGCAATAAAGGAAGGTCTCGCAAACCCTGATGATATTGCCGATCAGATGATGGAAGAAGATTTCTCTGAAATAAAATGGAGCATGGAAATGCTGGCGGAGTTCTTTGGCGACACAGAGGGCTCGTTCTTCAGCTACGACAACGTGGCAAAAAACAGAAGAATTATGTATCCCATGTTGCCATCTTATTTATCTAACAAGATACGTAATGATCCAAAGATACATATCCCGCCTAAACAGCAGGGCGAAAAGCGCATCTTATCTTGTGACGTTGCGCTTATGGCAACAAAGAAGCACAAGAACGACGCGGCGGCTATCTTTATCAATCAGCTAATACCGACAAAAACCAATCGCTATATTAATAATATCGTTTACGGCGAAACTCACGAAGGTCAGAGAACAGAAGAGCTCTCACTAATGGTGAGAAAACTTTATGAAGAGTACGAATGTGATTACATCGTACTTGACTGCAAAAACTCTGGCTTGGGCGTGTACGACTGCATCTCTGGAGATATGGCAGATCCTGACACGGGAGAGGTATACCCTGCCCTGTCATGCTACAACAGTCCTGAGATGGCTGCGCGGTGTACTAATCGTAACGCAGATAAGGTTGTGTGGGCAATCAATGGCGCTCCTAAGTTTAACTCAGAGTGTGCCGTTCTCCTGCGTGAAGGTTTTAAGAGCGGTAAGATACGTCTGCTCGATACAGAATACGATGGCGAGAAAGCAATGATGGCAATCAAAGGTTTCTCAGAACTTCCGTTATCTGAACGCACAAGGCTTATTATGCCGTATGTAAATATAACGCTCCTAGTTAACGAGCTAACAAATCTGTTACACGACGATTCGGGAGGCGTTGTTAGAGTCTACGAAAAGAGCGGTATGCGAAAGGACAGATATTCAAGCCTAAGCTACAACTACTGGGTGTCATGTCAACTCGAAACCAGCTTCAGAAAAAAGACAGCGAACGCAGACGGTGATACAAAAGTTCAATTCTTATTCAGGGCACCCAAAATCAAATGAAAGGCGGTGAGTTAAAATATCAGAAAAAAATAAAACAATCATTTCAAGTAATGTTCCGGCACCTGCCGTTATAAACAAGAACTCGGTATACAATTCTGAGATGAACGTGTCAAACATGCTGCGACTTCCTAAGAACTTTACCGCTCTTAATCAGCTCGTTATGCGAGACCTTAACCATGTCATCTCTACCCCAACGTTCTATATGTACTCTAAGGATGATATTAAGCGGTTTCTTAAAAACCCTTACATAAATGAGAAGAATTTACGTAATGCGGTCATCTATGTCTACGGCGTTAGCTCTCACTTTAGAAGACTTATTCAATACTTCTCCTGCTTAACAGACCTAGCGTATGTTATTTCTCCGTATAAGATAGATACCCAAACCGCTAATCCCAGAACAATACAGCGAAATTATAACCGCGTGCTGAACTTAGTTACTCAGATGAATATCAAGTCACAATTTGCTAATGTAGTTACAGTATGTCTCAGAGAAGATGTGTTCTACGGAACCATGTGGATAATGCCGGACAGCATTACTATTCAACAGTTGCCGTCCGATTACTGTAGCATCTCCGTGATTGAAGACAATGTACTCAATGTATCTTTTGACTTCTCATATTTTGATATGTACCCTCGTTATCTGGACATGTATACGGATGAGTTCCGTACTAAGTACCAACTCTACAAAAAAGACATGACTAATATGCGATGGCAGGAACTTGACTCACCTACTTCATTTGCTATTAAGTGCAACAATGATATTCTTAACTATGCCATTCCTCCCTTTGTAGGAATACTCCGCGAGATTTACGACATTGAGGATTATAAAAATCTTAAGATGACAAAGGCGGAGCTCGAAAATTATGCAATGCTTGTTATGAAGCTCGGCATAAATAAAGAGGGTGAATGGGATATGGACTTAGATAAGGCAAAGGACTTCTGGAGAAACCTTGATTCGGTGCTTCCAGAAGAGGTTGGCTCCGTCTTGTCTCCTATGGAAATTGAGAAGATATCGTTTGATAAGTCAAACGTAGGAGATACCGACGCAACCGCAGAAGCCGAGGAAAGTCTATATACGGCGGCTGGTGTATCCAGTCTTTTATTTAACAACAGCAAGGCATCCTCTAATGCGCTGCTCTTATCTATCAAAGCAGACCAAGCACTTACGTTTGGTATAGTAAAAAGCATTGGTGATGCAATTAACAGATTTATTGCCGCACAATCTTTTGGCAAGAACTTTAGAATTAACTTTCTTGATTGCAGCAGATACAACAGGGATGAGCTCGGCAGTCAATATATCAAGGCTTGTCAGTTTGGCCTTCCTATGATTTCGTATTATGCAGCTACACAGGGTATATCTCAGTCTGAACTTGATTGCATGAACTTCCTCGAAGATAATGTACTCGGCTTTGTAGATAGGTTTAAGCCGCTAAGAAGTTCAACAACTCAGTCCTCCGCTGACGCTTCTGACCCGGGCAGACCTACGCTTGGAATAGGAGAGCTCTCAGATGAGGGTGAGGTGTCAAGAGAAAACGAAGACGGCGAGAACGATGGAATATGAGGGATGAATATGTTTATTTATGTTATGGATACCGAGAGCAGGGACAAGCTTATTAACCTTGGGTATCGCCTGTTGCGTAGCGACAGAGATACAGTATGGGTTTTCGAGAATACTGACGACTACCGTTTTGATTTTCCGGACGTTCAGTGTGTGGTCTCTGACACTCTCACCTTCTGAAAAACAACAAGGTGGTGAAAGATATGGACAATTCCATGTGGATTGATTTCCCATCTTCAATAGAAAACATAGTTGAATTATGTGTGTAATAGTTAAGCTACTAGCTAACGTTCTGGTTATACCAGTTACACATAATGCATAGTTCACGTTCCCCGAAAGGGGTTCGATAAATAATCTATTGAATTGCTGGAAACCCGTAAAGCCATACATACCACAACGTAGTGATGAAACAAGCACAAGCGTGACGGTGACGAAAGTAGAAAGAAATGTATGGATGGTGCAA